TATAATAAAAAAATAAAAAAAATGATATAGAACCACATATAAATAATTTAAATAAGATAATAGAAAAAAAAAGAAATCAAGATTATGATTCACAATTATATAATATTGCTGTAGAAAAAATGAATAAATTGAATGATATTAATCTAAATTTATCTAAAAAAAAAGAAAGTATGGAACATATAAATAATTCAATAAAACATGAGAAATATATTTTTACAACAGTTTACATATTTTTAATTATTACAGTAATACTATTTATAATAACAATGATTTCTTTATTTTTACTAAAAAATTTATCTATAAAATATATTATTATTCTTATAACATTTATAATTATTTATACATTTATATCGTTATATATGTTAAATAAAACAGTAAATACTACAAAAGCAATTGAACATTTTACAACCGAAAATACATTAACTAGTATAATAACTACAATTAGAACACTAAAAAATTATGGAGATGATATTAAAAATATTGATAAAGACTTGACAATGTCTTTAGGTGAATTAGTTACACCATTGCTTAAAAAAGAAGTGAAGAAATTCGAAGATTATAACGATAAAACTAATTTATATAATAGAATACAACAATTTAAAATTAATATTGAGCATTATGATGTAAAATATAATATAATTACTATAAAATATATATTAAGTATTATAGTATTATTAGGTTTAATGATAGTTTCAGGATATTATTTATATGATTTCATAAAGATAATAATAATAATATCAATTATAATATTTGTATTATTATCATGTATATATATAATACAAATATTAAAAATAATAAGAACGAAATCAAAAAATACTTATTATACAAATTCTAGAAAAATTGATTAAAATTAAATAGTTTATCTTTTTTATTAATAAATATAAAATAATCAAATATTAATGATATTATAAATATTAAGAAAAAAACAGCAATAGTTTTGTCCCATATAAATAAATAATAATTAATAATAATTAATGGAATAAATATTATTTTATTTTCAATAATTTCCAAAACTATTTTTGGATTTTTAACAGATGGTCTTAATGAATAAATAATAATGTAAGCAGCGAAAATACCAGTTATAATACCTTTAGAGATATTATTAAGATTATTTAAAAAATTGTTATTTTCTTTCATATTCTATTTATTCAAATTATTTTTTTATATTCTATATTAGAGAAACTAATTAATTTATATTAAAACAGTATGACATATTATTCAACATTATTAGAGGCATATGGGACTGATAATTTTGAAAAGAAAAAGAAGAAAAAGGAAAAAATAGTGGAAGAAAATAATAATATGAATATAGAAGAATATAAAAAAGATTTTGAACATTGCGAACCATTACAAGCACCGCATTATAAATTACCTATATCAGATAAAAGTTTAGAAAATTATAATAATGCTTATCAAGTATTTTTAAAAGAAAGAAAGGTTGATAAAAATGAATCATATAATAATGAGAAAACAAATGAAAATATAATACTAAAAAATAATCAAAACAATCCAAATAATCCAAATATTAATATATATAATAATTTAGATAAAATTAAAAATGATAAAATAAATGATATAGAACCTTATTATGACGAAGATTTGGATAGTTATTTAAATATAAATGATTTTAATACTGCTAATATTGAAATAAAACAAGCTTGTGATGATGATTATAAAAAACAATTAATGACAAAACACTATGAATTAAAAACACAAGACACATTTAATTATAATGATATTAATTCAATAATGAAAAAAGAAAATAAACAAACACCAAATATAGAGAGAAAAGAATCACCATCAATATTAAGAACACAGTCTCCAGAAAGACCCAATGTGACACAACCACCATCTAGACAATCTGTAATATTACCAGCTAAAAATGAATTAGTAGAAAATAAAACAAATATACCAGAAAATATTATGAATAAGGAGGGTTATCAAAATTTTAATAATGAAGAAGATTATAGTAAATATTTTTATAAAAATTTAATTAATATATTGTTATTCATTTTTATTGGTATATTACTTATTTATTTATTAGATTTATTAACAGAATTAGCATTACATAAAGGGATGAAAAATACATTAGATACACTAATGCCTTTAATAGAACAGATAAATGAATTAAAGAAATAATATTTAAATAAATAGTTTTAAATATAAACTAATAATGACTAATAAATATACACATTTAATATTATCAGGTGGTGGATTATATGGTCTTTGTTTTTTAGGTATTTTTAGATATCTAATAATTGAAAAAAAACTAAATAGTTTAAAAAATATTGTTGGCAATTCAATGGGTTCATTTTTTAGTTTAGGATATTCTTTAAATATAGATATAGATAAATTAGAAAATATAGTAAAGGAATTGAAAGAATGTAATGATATTAAAATAAATAAAAAAAATTTAGGAAATTTATTTAAAAAAAATGGTATTTTAAACTTTTCTATTTTTACAAATAGATTAAAGATAGAATCTAAAATAGATGATATTACTTTCAAAGAATTTTCAAAAAAATTTGGTATTAATTTATATATAAGTGCTACTAATGTAAATAGATTAGAAAATGTTATTTTTTGTATAGATAATACACCTGATGTTAGTGTATTTGATGCTGTAGCTGCATCAATGTCATTACCTTATATGTGCGAACCAATTTTAATAGATGGAGAATATTATATTGACGGTTGTTTAAGTAATAATTTTCCATCAAATATTTTTCAAAATATTAATAAAAATAATATATTAGGTATAACAATAAAAATAAATCGTGATTATGAAATAAAAAAATATGAAAAAAATACTAAATTTACTTTTCTAAATTATAATAAACGTTTAATTGAATTATTAATTTGTAATAGTATAAAAACAACATATCTAAATAATGTTAATAGTGATTATTGTGACATAATTATAATTGAAGATTCTCCAATAAATGATTATTTATTATATAATATGAATAAAGACAAATTGGAAACAACTATAAGTGATATTGATATAGATAATTTGATATTAGATGGTTTTATAAAGGCGACAGAATATTTTAAATATATAAAGAGTTAAATAATAAATAAAACTATGGAGATTTTTAATAAAACTGTAATAGTTGGAGAACAAACATTGAAAACACATAATAATAATGATGATAAAGTAAATACTTCTACTTCATGGTGGTATAAATCTAAAAATAATAAAAAAAGAGTTTTATTATGTGGTACTTATCCCATTGGTACAACTAATGGTTATTCTAAAGTAGTTTATTATATTTGTAAGCATATTGCTAAATATGAAGATATAGAATTAAGTGTATATGGTTTTCAAAATGTAAATAATTCTAATGGTGCTAATATACGTAACGATTTATCTGAAAATATTAAATTACATGATGTAATGGCTCATGAGAAACCATTAAGAAATGGTTTTGGTGAGAAAGAAATAGGAGATTATATAAAAAAAAATCCACAGGATATTATAATTATATTTAATGATAGTATTGTAACAACAGCTTTAACACAAACATTAGTAAAAGAATGTTGGGATGAAAAAAAAAATTTCAAACTGATTTCATACATGGACCAGGTATATCAATATCAAAAAAAGGAATACATTCAAATTTTAAATGTATTTTTTGATGGTATTATAGCATTTACTCCATACTGGAAAGAAGTTGCTACAAAATTAGGTATAACTAAACCGATTTATATATTTCCTCATGGTTTTGATCATAATTTATATTATCATATACCACAAAATATAGCAAGATTATATAATAATTATGATGAAAATGATTTTATGGTATTAAATTTAAATAGAAATCAACCAAGAAAAAGATGGGATATTACAATTGTGGCATGGGCTAATTTTATAGTTAAATATTATAATAATAATGATTTTAAAAGAGGTATTAAATTAATTATAGCAACAAATCATGAAACTTATTGGGATTTGTTTGATATATTAGAAAATGAAATAAAATTTACTAATGTTCCTTGGGAATTTGCGAAAAAAACTTTAGTTACTATTGATAATCCTCAAAAATTATCTGATAGAGAAATTAATATATTATATAATTCTTGTGATATTGGTTTAAATACAGCAGATGGTGAAGGTTTTGGTTTATGTACTTTTGAAGGTTTAGCATTAGGAAAACCACAAGTAGCATCATATGTTGGAGGAATGAGAGAATTCATAAATGAAGATTATTCATTTATTATTAAACCATCTAGTTATTTATATCTAGATACAAAAACAGCAGGTATTGGTGGGAAAGCAGAATTAATTTCACCGCAAGATTGTGCTGATGTATTTTGGAATTATTTTACAAATTCTAATTTATTAGAAGAACATGGAAAAAAAGCGAGAAAATATATATTACAAAATTATAGATGGGAAAGTTTAGTAGAATATTTTTATAAAAATATTTTAAAAAAATTATAATTTAAACAAGGTCATCTCCTTTTTTTATTTCCATATCATCATATGACAATAATGATAAAGGTAATGAAATTTTTTTATCTTTGTAAATATTGAAAATTTTTTTTTTAATATGATTTGGGAATGGTTGTTCTATTTGTTCAGTTATAGATTCATATTCACTTATATAATTTTTAATATCAGTTATTTCAATATCGTTATTTGTTTCATTATTAATCATAGATTCTTCTATTCTATGATTTAATTTAGACATTTTACGATATATGTTTTTATACATATTTATTTTTTCATCTATTTTAAAATTACTAATCATCGCAAGTGTTAAACCAGTTATACTATTAATAACAATATTTGGAATTTTCATTTCTTGTGTAGTAAATTCATAACTATTTAAAATAGCAAGAGCTGAACTTGATAAAATTAATGGTATATTAACAAATGTTTTAATTGTTGAAAAAAAATCATATGATTTTTTTGAAACTATACTTATAATAAGACTTTTATCTTTATAATCTGATAAAAGTTTTAATTGATTTTTAGATATTTTATTAAAAGGCACATTAACAAAATTATTATCTCCTCCTTCTGAAATTACAATTGGCCTAAGTTGTTGTTCTTGATTCATTATATATAAATATATAATATATATATTTATATCTTTTTAACCAATAAAAATTATCAATATCGCAAATATTAATGCTAAAATTGCTGAACCAAATAATTGTGGATTATTATCACTATCTATTATATCATTACTATCTTTTCTAAATATTTTTACTATTACATCTAAAATTTTATATGTGTTTTTATTTGATAATAAAATAAAAAATATAAAACAATATATGCCTAATTTAAATTTATAAATTATATTTATTTTATTATCATGTTTATCATTATTATTTTCTATTTTTTCATTATTAAATTTATAATATTCTTTATTTTCATTCATTTAATCTATATTATTAATAATATAATAAAATGTTCTTAATGAATTATCTCTATCTAAATTTGAAGTATTAATTATTATATTTGAACTATTTGTTATTTCATTAGAATTATTATCTAATATATCAATATCAATATTTAATATATCATTATTATTAAAAATATTTGAATTATTTAATAAATTAAAATATTCATTTATAAATAATAAAGTTAAATTATTATTTATATTATTATTCACTAAATTAGGTTCTACTATATTTTCTAACCAATCAGGCATATTATTTCGAAAATCATATGATATTTTACATATTGATTTTATTAAATAACAACATAACAAAAAATTATTATTACCTTCTTTAAATAATGTTATTGTTTCTTTAGAAAATAATAACCAATAATTATCATTATTTGATTTAGTTAAAAAATCTTGATAATAACTATTTGTATTATCTTTACATAAATCTATATAATTATAAATAATATTTATAATATCTATATATTCTAATTTTGTTAACCATAATACATTACAATAAAATCCCATTTTTTCCATATAATAAACAACATCAGTATAAGCATTAATAGGATTTGTCCATTCTATAATTTTATTAATATTAAGATTATTTTTAATTATAAATTTATTTAAATTATCTATAATATTATTATTTATTATACTATTTGTATAAGGATTTTTATTATTTTCTTTTAAATAATGATAAAACTCTATAGCATCAAAACAATATTTTTTATTATTATCTATAAAATAAAAACGATTTTTTTTATTAATATCAATGATTTTTTCTAAACTAAATGGGTCTGTATCATTACTAATTTCTTTATTTGTTTTAAGCTTAATAAAATTTTGTATTTTAATTAATTTATTAATACTATTATTAAAACAATTATAAGTATTAAATAAAATATTATAAATATAATTTATAATATCCATTTTTGATTTTTTTTTTATTATTATATTATTTTTAATACTAAAATCTAAAAGTTCTTTATATGTATATAAATATCCTATAATCTTATTAAAATAATTATAATTTGTATTTTTATATAACTTATCTATTATTTTATAATTAATTATACTAATATCATAATCATTAAATATATCGTTAATAAAATATAATAAATTATTTTTGAAATATTTTTGATGTTTAAAACAAAAATTTTTATCAATTATACAAATATTACATTTGTTTTTATATTTTTTATTTCTATAAATACAATAATTTAATTGATTATCCATTATATTTTTATAATATTATTTTTTTATATATCATTTGCTTCTATTAAAATATTAGAATTAACATAACTATTATAATCATATAATTTTTTATTTAATAATACATATTTAACTCCGTTTTTTATTACTGCTTTGCCTTTAGTTTTTCTTAATTTTTTGTATTTTAATTCCTTTAATATTTTGTAATCATTTTCTATATTTTTTGTATATGATAATTTCTTTCTTTCTAAATTTATTGGCCAATTATAACATTTATAACCACTCTCTAATGGTTTATTTTTTTCAGAATTTATTATACAATCAAATGAACTTGATTTTAACATTTTTAAAAATTGATCTATTAAATTTTC